ATGTGTCATAATAAAACACGGCTAAAGATCCGCGGGGATACGGTGCTAGTAGAGTGTATTGATAGAGCAGAAACTCAGCAAAAAGTACAATATTTAATCAATGCAACAAGATGTTTGCTTACAGACTTTATTGATCTACCTACATATTTCCGTATCTGCCATGCAGTCACACACACTTTAGAAGAAGATTTATTATTTTTAGCTGAGTATATCAACAACTCTGATCTTCCATATAGCACGTATACGCAAGGGCTTTTAACATCAGGTTTAATGTACCAAAGTGTTATTGATGGTAACGGAGATCAAAAATACTCGTTCACACCGCTTGCGGGAATCGTGGACCAATATGCTGTAAGTTATGAGAATATAGAAAGGTATCCTAATCCCACACAATCTACCCATAATTTTGCTGATCCTCAACCTAAGTTGCCTGGTATTCCAAAATGGGAAGAAATCTCAGAAATACAAAAAGAAGAGATTGAGAATATGTTTAAGAAATAAAAAAAGCAGGAGTACAGCCATCGGATGAACCGAAAAGCTGTACTCCCGTTTTACGTTATGGAAAGTGTGCGAAAATCAGTATTTTCCCCTGTATAGCAGGGAGAACACCCGTATATGGGGAAATCATAAAGGCGGTTCCTGGAAAAAGCGACACAGACGAAATTCCCGCCCGTTTTTAACCCTTATCTTTACACTTTTTTGAGCGTATGGACTCGTAATGAGGGCAGGCCACCAGGACCGCCCGGAAACTCTGCTTGCAGGGATGGGCACATCCCCTGCATATTTTATTATACTGGCGGCGGCCGTTCTCCCCCAGGAAGAAGGCCCATTCCCTCCGCCATTTCTTGCTCCTGCTCATAGGCTGCCATGCTCCGGAGTATCCCGGCCAGAGCGCCCCTTCTCCGGCGGCTTGTGTTCCGAACACTTCTTCTTTGCGTCCTCCAACCGCTCCCGGATGGAAGGCTTTTTCCCCGGCCCGCTTTCCGTCGCCTTCTCTGTTTCCTCCCTGCGGCGACCGTTATTGATAACCCCATCAATCATGCCGTAGTCATCCTCCAGGGTCATTTCCGCAGTGCGGAGGGGATTGCCCTTTTCCGGCTCCACGGGGAGCGCGATGATCTGCCCGCCCAGGCTGATGAACAGTTCCGGCTGCCGGAACTGTTCCGTGTATTTCTGCGCCAGCTCCGGGGACAGGGAGGCGAAATCTTCCTCACCAAGCCCCACCACCAGGAAAGTGCCGGCCATGATATCATAAATCTCCCCGTTTTCATCCCGAAGCCCGCGGTTTAAGTCCAGGCCGATGAGTTTGCCTTCATCGTTGCAGACCAGGGCGACGGGATCAGAGAAGGGATAAGTGGCTCCGATATCGCCGCCTACTTCCGCCTGCAGGGAATGGAGGCCGGGATCGATCTCCTTCACATAGGGCTCCTTCCTGGGCTCCACCACCAGAACCGTCATCTTCTCCGGCGCGGCATGGTCCTGCGCCTCACCGTTCCGGATGGCGAAGGCCCGGCTGCCGTTTCCCATAATGAGATAGTTCCCATCCTCCGACTGATGATGGAAACCGTACCCGGCCGCCTCCATCTGTTCCCGGCTCATATCCGTCACATAGAAGGTTCCCCTGGGCGTGCGTACCGTCTCACCGGTCTCCCGGTCATCCGGCGTGGGTTCCGGAGCCTTGCCGAAAAGCTCCGCCTCATACTCCCGTCCAGCCTGTTCCGCAGAAGCCAGCATTTCATCCACATGGGATTTATCCGGGTTTTCCAGCGCCTCCCGAATGGCCGCTGGGTCCACGTCTAAAAATTCCTCATACCCGCTGGCCTCCTTGAACTTCTCCAGCTCCGAAGGGAGGTAATCATCCCGGGTCTGCCCCAATGCCGCCAGCTTTTCCTCCAGCGCCATAATACGGCCCGCCATCAGGTTTTCGTAAAGTTCCTCCTTCGCCGCGTGTTCCTCCGGGTGCTCCGCCGCGTACTGCGGATCGCGCTGCCGGAAAAATTCATCCATATCGTAGGCGATATCCATTGCCCACTCGGACAGTTCTTCTTCCGGGATATCCTCCTGGAAGACCATCACCCGGTATTCCTCCGGGATACTGCCGGGCTCGCCGTCATAATACTCATGGAAGGAGCTCCCGGTATCCCGGATATAGCCCAGGTCGGTGAAATCGCCGCCTTCCTCCAGGGCAACATCCCTCCCGTATGCCTCATAGTCAATGTAATTCCGCAAATGCTCCGGCACCTGCATGGCGTCCAGCTCATTGATGTAATACCGGCCCAGGTCGTCATAGTCCTGGATGGACGGGTACAGGTCATAGCAGTCCAGGTTGTCCGTGAGGTTGATGATCTCCTGCAGGCTGCCGGAATGGTCGCCAACCTCCATGGCTGCCTGAAACTGCGCGTACTCGCCTTCGCCCATTTCATCCAGCTTTGCCGCCAGGTAATTGAGCTCGTCCAGGTTTTCGTATTCGCCCAGCTTGTCATAGAGGGCGCCCACGTAGCAGTCATAGTCCGTGATGAACCATTCCTCATAGAGCTGCCCGAACTCGTCCTTCTGGCCGATCCCGATCCGGTCAAACACTTTTTTCATTTCCTCGGCGGTGGTCGGGAATTTCACCCACTCGCCCACAAGCTCGCCCTCGTTATACTTCCCCAGGTTCGTGATGAAGGCGGCAAAGGGATAATCCTTGTCATATTCAAATTGCGGCATACCGGCACCTCCTTACAATTCCGGCGCAGACTTATCCTTTACGGGCTGCGCCCTGTCTTTTCCCGCACATTCTTTTTTGCTCTGTTCCAGCCGTTCCCGGATGGAAGGCTTTTTCTCCGCCTCCCGCCGTCCATGCTCCGCGGCCTGCTCATGCTGCCACTCGTCCCCGGAGAGGGAGAGATATCCGTACTGCGTAAAACACCCGCGATCTTCCTCCATGGCCTGCCTGCCGAAGGGAACCGGGTTGATGGCTGCCCGAAGCTCCGGGGTCAGTTCCAGGTCAAGGTGCTGCTCCAGGTACCGCCATCCCAGGTCCGCCATCTGTTTCACCTGGGGCTCCAGGACGAAGAAATCAATGTTGTCCGGAAATTCCCGGAACTGTTCCGCAGTGGTCAGTCGGTAGGGGGACGCCTGGACCGCCGCAAGCAGGGTCCGGTCCTCCGGGGAGAGGGCGGCGACAGCCTCCGCCACCGCCGCCAGGTCCTCCCGTCCCATATCCGGCTTTTCACCGCCGGGAGGGAAAACAAAATCAGGGATCGTCTTATCTGCCATTTCCACCATCCTTTCTTTTTGGAAATTCCAGCTTGAAATTGATGTACTTGCCGCCCGTGTCGTCCAGGATCACCGCCGCGTCATAGGTAGAGCTCTTCTTTTCCGACCACATCCCTTTCACATTGGTACGGCCCTTTTTCAGGAGGTCCGCCGCCATCTTCTTTGTCAGCTCTTTTCTGCGGGAGGTCCAGAAGCGGTCATTCTTCCACAGGACGAACCCGCAGGAGCGGTCTGAACAGGAGAAGTTTTTCTTTCCCTCATAGACCGGCCTGCCGCAGCGGGGGCAAACGCCGATCGCTTCCTTCTCCGGGGCAAACAATTTCTGTCCTTCCTCGGAGATATGGGAATAGGTCTGTACCAGCTCCCGCACCATATCCCGGATACCGTCCAGGAACCCGGCCGGATCAGCGGTCCCTTTCGCAACCTCGGTCAATTTCTGCTCCCACTCCGCCGTGAGCAGGGGGGAGGTCAGCGGCTCCGGCAGGACCGTGACCAGGTTGATCCCGGCCTTTGTGGGGATCAGGTTTTTGCCTTTCCGCTCCACGAACCCGGCCGCCACCAGCTTTTCGATGATGGCCGCCCTGGTCGCCGGCGTGCCTAAGCCTTTCCGCTCCGCCTCGTCCGGGATATCCTCTTTGCCCGCGTTCTCCATGGCCGACAGGAGCGTATCCTCCGTGTAGGGCTTCGGCGGTGAGGTGAAGTGCTCCATAACCGCAGTCTCCACACCCTCGAAGGCCTGTCCCTCTTTGAAGTCCGGCAGATCGCCGCCATTGTCCCCATCCGTCTGCTTTTCCTTCAGGAAGGACCGGAAAATACGGTCAATTTCCCGCCAGCCCCCGGAAACCACATGCTTTCCTTTTGCCGTGAAGGAATGTCCGCCGCAGTCAAAGGCCGCCGTGACCATTTCATAGACATGGGGCTCCGCCGCCGCGCACAACATCTTGCAGCAGACCAGGAGGAACAGATTGCGTTCCCCCACGGGCAGGGCTCCCACATCCGCCTTTTCCATCTCCATTGTGGGGATGATGGCGTGATGGTCGGATACATCCTGGTCGGAGATCAGGGCCTCCACATCCGGGAAGAACCCGGCGCAGCCGTCAAAGGGCGGCACCTTCGCTGCCAGATGGAGGATACCGGAAGCCGTCTCCGCCATGTCGGAAGTCAGATACCGGCTGTCCGTCCGGGGATAGGTCAGCAGCTTCTTTTCATACAGACTCTGGGCGTAGTCCAGGGTCTGTTTTGCCGTGTAGCCAAACATCCGGTTGGCCTCCCGCTGCAGAGTAGTCAGGTCGTAGAGCTTCGGGGGCTGTTCCTTTTTCTGCTCCCGTGTGGCAGAAGTGCAGACCGCCGTGTTCCCCGCGCACGCCGCCTGTACGGCCTGGGCGTCCTCCGGGGAACTGATTTTTTCCGAAACGGCCTCGGCCCCGCCCACCGTCAGGCGCACATGATGGTATTTCTCCTTTTTGAAGCTCGTGATCTTCCAGTCCCGGTCCGCCAGCATGGCAAGGGTAGGGGTCTGGACACGGCCCACATTCAGGGTGCGGTGGTAGAGGACGGAGAAAAGCCGCGTGGCGTTGATCCCCACCAGCCAGTCCGCCTTTTGCCTGCAGAGGGCAGACTGATACAGGGCGTCATAGTCCACGCCGGGCCGGAGGTTCCGGAAGCCCTCCCGGATCGCCGCGTCCTCCATCGAGGAAATCCAGAGGCGCAGGATGGGCTTTGTGCAGCCAGCCATTTCATACACCAGACGGAATATCAGTTCCCCTTCCCGTCCCGCGTCACAGGCGTTCACCACCGTATCCACATCCGGGCGGCCCATCAGGGCGCGGAGGTTTTCAAAGGCGTCCTCTTTGCCCGGCGCAAGCACATAGCGGAAAGGCTCCGGCAGGATCGGCAGGTCGTCATAGCTCCATTTCTTATAACCGGGGGCATATCCGGCCGCATCCATCGGGGATACCAGGTGCCCCACGCACCAGGACACAAGAAGGCCGTTCCCCTCATAAAAGCCATCGGCCCTGGATTTCGCACCCAGGGCCGACGACACGCTTTTTGCAACGCTCGGTTTCTCACAGATAATCAGTTTCATTTGCTATCCTCCGTTTCCTCTTCATCATCCTTCAGGTATTCATCGTCCTCCAGTTCTTCATCCTCCAGGTCCAGGTCATCCAGGTCAGACGGTACTTTTGTTTTCTGTTTCGGTTTCAGCACCAGGAAATAGAAGGCCGCGCCGCCGCCGGCCGCCAGGAGCAGCACCGCCAGGACGATCATCCCGACCCCGCCGCCTTCTTTCTGGGCAGGTTCCTCCGGTTCAGCAGTTTCTTCCGGCTCCGGTTCCGGCCCGGTACACTCGGTCATGTTAGAGGCGCAAACCGGGCAGGAGGTATCCACCGCTCCCGCCGCGCATTTCTCCGTACAGGTGCAGACAATGGGCGTTTCCGCTTTCTCCCCGTCCTCAGTCAGCGCCAGAAGGTCCGACTCATCCACCTGGTTTAGGAAGTGGACGGTTTCCTCCCCGTCATCGTCCCGGTCGATAATCAGGTAAAAGACATTCCCGGCTTTGGTCGTGAGCGTGATAAACTGCTTGCCCGCCTGGGTACTGCTGCCAATGTCGTCAACCAGGGACAGGTTCCCGTCCGGGGTCAGGGCGCCGCCGTTCCCTCCGCCTGTAAGCTGTCCCAGCAGGGAGGAAAGTTCCTCCCCGTCCAGGGAAAGGGAAAAGCCGTTGCCGCCGTTTTCACTTACCGTCAGATAGTCCGAATGGACATAGCCCTCCCGCTCCGGCAGGAGGACCTTGATCCATTCCCCTTCCGTCCCGGTCACTTCCACCTGCGTCCCGTTGGGAAGCTGGGTGAAAGCCTCGTTATCAAGCCCCGCCCCGGTACGGACATTTAAGTTTCCGCCGCCGGTCGTCACGGTCCCGGTCTGGGTACTCCCGCCCTCGTCCACCGTGATCCGGATACCATCGCCGTCAGCAGATACATTCCCCAGGCCGCCAAGCAGGGCGGTGATCTGCTCCAGGATATCGCCGTCAACCGCCTCGGTGCCGCTGCCAGCTCCTTCATCAGCCGCCGGTTCCTCCATATCCCCGGTTTCTTCTGTATCACTCTCTGCAGCCGCGCTTTCCGAACGGTCAGGCTCCATGCCTCCGGTCACTTCGGCGGTATCCTCCCCGCCGGAGGCCAGGGCGGTCACGGAAAAGCCCGTGACGCACAGCGCCATTGCCAGAAAAACGGTCGCCATCCGCAAAAATCCTTTACGCTTCATCCTCATATCCCTCCATTTCCGCAGGTTCCTCCTGATTCCCGCTGTCCTCCGCCATCATGTCCTCCGGCAGCGTGATCAGGCCGCTGGCATAGGCTTTCAGGAAGGCGGTCAGCTCCTTGTTGTCCATCTTCACCGCTTTTACCATGCGGACGATCTCCAGGTTCTCTTCCTCCGCAAGCTGGGCCTCCAATGCCCGCTGCTTCTTCTGGAGGTCCGCGATCTTGTCTTTGGTTTTCGCAATGTCATTGCGGATTTTCTCTATCGTTGCCATATCAAGGCTCCTTTCCATACAAAATGAATTGAAATTTTTGTCAGGGTAAACGTCCAAAACTAAAATAATGGGACTGCCAGTAGCTTGTATTGACGTCCGCGTAGGAAATCGGGTCCCCGCAGTGGATCATCATTCCCCCGCCCACATAGATACCCACATGGGAGACGCCCGCCGTGTCGTAGGTCCCCACAAAAAAGATCAGGTCGCCGGGCTTTGCCTGGGCGCTGGATACCGGGGTGCAGAGGTTATAAAGCCCCTGGGCGGTCTGCCGTCCCACACTCCAGCCGGAATGGTTGATGACCCAGCTCACGAAGCCGGAACAGTCAAAAGAGGTGGAGGGGGACGATCCGCCCCACACATACGGGTAGCCCAGGTATTTTTCTGCCTCGGCGATCATGGCCGCGAAGGTTTCATCCTCCAGGGCCTCCGGGGGAATGTCATAGTAGGTGGGCTCCTTTAAGGTGGAGGCGTTGGGATATTCCGCCGTCCCGAACAAATCCGGCCGGTTGCCAAGGGTGGACATATAGGCGGCATACAGGGAAAGCTGTTCCTCGTCCATCAGGTAGACCGGCAGATGGGACAGGTCGAAATTCTCCAGGGTCACGGTGCAGATGTAATAGTTATAGGGCACCTCCACGTCATACTCATTGCCCTCGCTGTCTGTCCGGGTCTCCGTCCGGTAGCGGACCTCCACCGTCACCGTTTCGGTCAGGGTGTATTGCCGGTCAAAGAGTGTCTGCAGCTCGCTTTGTACCTCGTCCGCCATGAACACCCCCTCATGGAGCGCCGACAGAATGGAGATCAGCACATAGGGGTCATGGCCGATGGTGTCCAGGTCAAAACGGTATTCGTCATAGCCGGGGTGCAGGGACTCATAGTTGTCCAGCTCATATTGGAGGTCCGCCTCCATCTCCGCATAGGCCGCCTCCGCCGCCAGCATATCCGCGTCCTCGGAAAGATAGGAGGACAGGAACACGCCGCCCACACCGGAGCCGCCCATCATGGAACAGGAGGACATCCCGCCGAACAGGAGCCCCACACAGGCGCCGATCCCCACCACCAGCAGGATCACTTTGCTGTGCCTGCGGATGAACACCAGGGATTTTTTCGCCGCCTCCTTTGTCCGCCTGGCTGCGCCCTGGGCGGCGGCCGCCGTATCCTTCGCCGTTTTCCCTGCCTGGCGTACCTGTTTGGCATAGTTCCTCTGGATACGCTTTTTCTGCAGGTACCGGGAGACCGGGTTGGAGGCGGCCAGGGCCGGGTCCTCATGGAGCGCCTTTTGGTAGAGGAAATCGGCGTTTGCCCGGACAGAAGCCCGTTCCGCCCTTGACACGTCCCGCCAGGGCTTCATCCGGCGCTGCCGGAGGCCGGCCTGCACTTTGCTTTTCCCATAGGAAAGGCCGCGCTCCGCCAGTTCCTCGCCCTTGTGCCCGGCCTCCACGCCCACATTTTCCTGCTCCACTTTATGGACTTCATTGTGGGCGGTCAGAAGGACTTCCTGGGCCGGGCGGGAGAGCGGGTTGTGCCGCAGGTGGCCGTTCGGTTTCTTCTCCACTTCCTCAAAGTGGAGACGGGTTTTCCCGCGGCCTGCCGTTTCATCAAAAACCCGTTCCGTTTTCAGAACCTTCTTTTTCGGGACCGCCTCTTTTGCCGCGTCCAGCTGATCCGCCGCCCGGTCTGAGCGCCGGATGTATTTCTGCAGGCCGGGGTCCGCAAGTTCTTCCTCGGTAAACTGCAGGCGGGAGGAAGGGCGCTGCCTTGCGGCAGAACCTTCCCGGATGGTATCTGCCTCCGCCTGTTTCGCTTTCTTCGCTTTATGCCGCCCATGCGCGGCTGCGACATGTCCCGCCGCGGCCGCCGGTTCCTCCGAAGGGGAGAAGTCCGCCTCGGCCTCCCGGCTGCTGATATTTGTCACCTCGCCCGTGGCAAGGTTTTCCTGCACCGCGCCGTCATGGGTCATCTTCTGAGCGACCTTATCGGGCGCTTTTAATTCCTTCATCCGTCATCACCTGCCTTTCCGTAGGGACAGATACCGGCACAGGCGCCGGTCTCGATCGCCGCGATATAGTGGAAAATGGGATAGGCCTGGGGCGGGCAGACCGCGTTCCCCAGGGTTTTCAGCCGCAGGGCCCGCCCGTCCATGCGCTCGGTCATGCGGGGGACCCCTTCGGGCTCCCGCTCCCAGAGGATACGTCCGTCCATCCTTTCGGGAAGCCCATGAGCCATTCCACCCAGTCCGGGTTCAGCGCCGCCGTGTCCGATACCGGTTTCTCCTGGAAGATCACCTGCGCCGACAGGTTCCCGTTGCGCTTCGCCGGATCGTAGGCTGATGGTTTCAGCGTCGAGCGGAACCCGTCCGACGCCACCGGGGTCAGGTAGAACACCGCCGCCGAAAGGCTCAGGCTCCAGATCGCCCCGTTTTTGTTCCTCTTGCGGAAAATCCCGCCGTCGGACAGGAACACATCCAGGCCTGCCGCATCCCTGGCGGTCCCCTTGTCGGAGGCAAGGGGCGTGGGAAACATCAGCCGCGACGATAAAAGTTCTCTGGCGCTCATGCCATGCGCCGACGCCGCAAGCCGGAAATACGAATGGGAGAACAGCGTATCCCGCCTTTGCCAGGTCAAAAATCGTTTTGTCGAGCCCCATATTGATGAAGCCAGCAACATTTTCCCCAAGCACGTAAGCGGGCCGCAGCTCGGTAATAACTCTGCACATCTCCGGCCACAGGTAGCGTTCATCCGCAAAGCCCTTCCGCTTTCCTGCGGTGGAGAAGGGCTGGCAGGGGAAGCCGCCGGAAATGATGGTGACTGTCTCAAGTCCTGTTTTCTCAAAAAACGCCTCCTTCGTGAATGTGGTGATATCCCGGAACCTGGGGACTTCCGGCCAGTGCTTTTCCAGGACGGAATAGGGATAGTCCGCCCATTCGCACTGGCAGACGGTCTTAAAACCTGCCGCCTCCGCCGCCAGGTCCAGACCGCCAATGCCGGAAAACAGGCTCACATGGGTCAGCTCATTCATCCCAGCCCTCGCCGGGATCATCCGGTTCATCATAGCCATCCAGGTCGTCAAAGTCATCCGGGAGGTCCATGCCTTCCGAATCCTCAAAGCCCTCCGGGTCATCGGGGCCGTCCTCCCCGCAGACCAGGACCAGGTCCGCCTCGCGCACCGGGATCAGGTGCTTTCTGCGGATCGCCCGCTCCAAAACGTCATGGGAGGTCATGTCCTCCCCCTCCGGGACGCCCCAGGAGCGGCACAGGCGGGGAACCGTATCGCCCTCCTTTGCCGTCTGCTTCTGCAGGCGGAGGAAATCCTTCTCCGTTCTGACTTCCTGGATACGCCGTTTCAGGGAGCAGTAGCGGGCCAGCAGTTCAAAGATACTGCCCACCAGCAGGCGGAAGCTGCTGCCGTGGATGATGTAGGGCAGGTTCCAGGACGCCTGTTCCAGGGCCTTTGACATATTTGCCGCGTCATGCTCCGCCAGGATATCGGACAGCTTTGTGAGCTCCCTTTCCTTCAGGGCGGACAGGTCCTTTTTCTCCCCGAATACCAGGTAGCGGCCGGGGATACCCCAGCCGTCAAACATTTCATCGGCGATCGCCCCGTATTTTTTCACGGCGTCCAGAAGGTGGAATACATCTTCCTCGTCCCTGATCCGCTCCGCCTGGGCCGCCAGCTGATGGAGCAGCCCGTACAGGTGTACTTCATCGTCGATGTGTTTCTCATATACGTTTTTCCCGATCACATACCGGTTTTTCTTATTTTCCATTGTGTCCTCCTTATTCTGTTTCCGCCGCGGCTTCACCGGGGCGGGACTGATCCGACAGGTCGGATAAACGGGTCGTCATGATACTGTAAAGCTCGTTGTCCTGGGGGAAGTTATCCGCGAAGGGCAGGATCACGTTCCCGAAGAAGATCAGGCCCTCGCCCGGGCCCGCGTTGCTGATATGCGCCGCCTGCTGGGTGGAGATGTTCAGCCGCTCGCAGAGGATTTTCCGATCCCCGCTCGCCTGGTTGAGAAGATAGATGAAATCGCTGTTTTCAAAAATGTTCTCGATCTCCGGGGAGGCTAAAAGGTCCTTGATATTCTGGGTGATCCCCGTGGGGATACCGCCCCATTTACGGAAGCGTTTCCAAATCTCCACGCTCCAGGAACCTACCTCGCCCCGCAACAGAAGGTGGAACTCGTCCACATAGTAGCGGGTGGATTTCCCCTCGCTCCGGTTCACCGTCACCCGGTTCCATACCTGGTCCTGGATGACTAACATCCCCAGGTTTTTCAGCTGTTTCCCCAGCTCCTTGATATCAAAGCAGACCAGGCGGTTGTTGATATCCACGTTGGTCCGGTGGTTAAAGACATTCAGGCTGCCATGCACATACAGCTCCAGGGCGGCGGCGATCCGTTTCGCCTCCGGTTCCGGCTGCCGCATGATTTCGTCATACAGGTCCTCCAGGATGGGGACATTCTCCGGCTTCGGGTCCGCCAGGTAAGGGCGGTAGACAGTACGGACCGCCCGGTCGATCACCGTCTTTTCCACCGGCTCCAGCCCGTTCCTTCCTCCCGCCGCCAGCTCACAGAAGGAAAGGATAAAATCACTTTTCAGGGCAAGGGGGCTGTCGTCCTCGGAGTAGTTGAGGCTCATGTCCATGGGGTTCACATACTGGCTGCTGGTCGGCGATATCTTGATGACCTGGCCGCCCAAGCGGTGTACCACCGGGAAATACTCGGCCTCAGGATCGCAGATGATGATATCGTCCTTCGTCACCAGGAACACGTTGAGGATTTCCCTTTTTGCCGAAAAACTCTTGCCGCTGCCCGGCGTGCCCAGGATCAGGCCGTTGGGCGTTTTTAACTGCTTTCTGTCCGCCAGGATCATGTTGCCGGACGTGGCGTTGAGGCCGTAATACAGCGCCTCGCCTCCCTGGAAAAGCTCCTGGGAGATAAAAGGGACGAAGATCGCCACGGAGGAAGTGGTAAGCCCCCGCTGAATCTTTACCTGGTTGACGCCAAGGGGCAGCGCCGACACAAAGCCCTGTTCCTGCTGGAAGTCCAGCCGCACCAGATGGCAGTTATGCTTCTGCGCCACACTGGACGCCCGGAGGATATCGTTTTCCAGTTTCTGCCGGGTGTCCGCCACGTTCACCACCAGGAAGGTCATAAGGAACATCCTTTCGTTGCGGCTCTGCAGGTCACGGAGGATGTTTTTGGCCTCCCCCGCGTAGGTGGCAAGGTCGGAAGGGAGGATGTCGATATCGAACCCTTCCCTGGCCGCCCGCTTCTGGGCGTCGATCTTCATGCTGTCCAGGTCCGTGATCTTGCGCTTGACGGTCTTGATGGCTTCGTTCTGGTCCATGCTGCGGATATGCAGGCTCACGAAAATGGAGCTGTCCGTATCCAGCAGGTCGGCCAGCACCCGGTCATTAAGCTCCGGCGCCGTGATCTGTAAAAAACTTGCCGCGCCGTATTTTGCCCCCATCCGGAACCGCCTGGCCTCGCCGAAGCGGAAAGAGGAAGGGACGATAAAGTCCTTCACATGGAGGCCGGAAGGCGCCAGCCATTCCCAGGCAAAGGAGAACCGCTCCCCGTCCGGGTGGAGGACGCCATGCAGCACCTCCAGCCACTCCCGGCCGTCCAGCGCCTTTGCCAGCACGCCCATGGCCTTGAAATGGCCCAGGGCGTCCAGGGTGATCCGGGAGAACCGGGCTCTGGCGGTGCGGATATCTCCCGCCTCAACCGTCAGCACCAGGAACTTTGTCTTTACCATGCCGTTGTTGCCGTGTTCCAGCTGCGCCCGGAGCATTTCCGTATAAAGGGCCCGTACCCCGTCGAAGGCGTCCCCCTGGGCGGCGATCTCGATCCGTTTCCGGAAATCCGCCCGGTTCACCTTTCGGCATATAAGGGTCAGCTCCATGCCGATGGAGGCGTCATGAGCGTTATACATATCGCACAGGGCCTCAAAGATCGCCGTCTGGTCGTCTTGGCCCGCCAGCTGGTAATTCACATCCTCAAACTCAATGCAGCGGCTCCAGGTTGTATCATCCAGCCGGCACAGCCCGTCCGGGTACATCTGCCGGAAGGGAAGGGTGTCCTGGGCCGAATGGGGCTTTCCATCGCCCTTTGCCGCTTCAATGACCTTCCGTATCTCCCGCCGTTCTGCGGCGGTCAGTTTCCGCCCCGCCTTTGCCGGGGCCGCCTCCGGCTTTTTCCTTTGGAACAGTCCTATGAGCTTTGCGAACAATCCTGCGCACCTCCTTTTCCACCTGGATTTGCCGCTCCAGGGCGGCATAGAAGTTATCGGTCTGGTACGGCCGCTCCTTTGGACGGATGAAAACCGTCCGGATGATCTGGGCTGCGACTACCTCCAGCGGCTGCCCATGCCGTTCATACATTGCCAGAAGGAACAGGGGCAGCATGACCACGATCATGCAGAACGTGGCGGTACTGGACCCCGCCGTCCTCTGGAGCAAAAAGAAAAGCGGCACCCCGATCAGTACCGCTGCCCCAAAACATACGAGCTGCCGTTTCGTCAGCCCGAACATTACTTTGGATTTTACTTTTGTCAGGTCCTTCGGGACCGTTACATACGCCAATCTATCATACCTCCTTAATGCGCCCCGAACAGACTTTTGCTGAGGCTGCCGGTCTTGAACAGCGCGAAACACAGAAGGACCGTGTATCCCATGCAGGCCCAGATTGCCCCGGAGAGGTTCCCGTCTGTGGCGATACTCTGTACCAGCACCGAATAAATCCCCACGCAGACCATGATTAAAAATGCCTGAAACGCCAGGGCAAACAGGGACTTCAAATAGTTCTGCCCGGTAGAGGCCCAGTCCCGGTTGGTCATGGTCGCCAGGGGGATCGGCCCGATGGAGGTCGTCAAATACACCTCAATCATCCGGCCGTAGATCACCAGCATGATACAGATGGAAAGGGCGTTCATGGTAAGGCCCACAAAGAGGGACTGGAACCAGAGGCCGAACAGTTCCCCCGTGGAGAGAGCCTCCAGCTGCGTCTCCATATCCGTGATAACGCTGTCAATATCAATGGCGGTTTCCCCGATGATGACGCCCGCGCTCTGGTTGACCACGCTCTGACCCACATCAAAAACCGCCATGACGATATTCCATGTATTGGTTACGATCAGCACCGCGCAGAAGGTTTTGAATATCCACTTGAAGAACATCCAGGTATCCACGTCGTGCATGTTGTTTTTCTCTGCCACAAGCTGGATCAGCTCATAGCACATCACAAAAGTAAGGATAACCCCGGCAATCGGGACGATCACCGTTTCGGAGAGGTTCCGGATCATGGAAAAGACGCCGCTGTTCCATGCCTGCGGCGTCTGTCCCACTTCCCCGGCGATCTCGCCTACTTTGGTATTCACCGTATCGAACATGCCCGACAGGTTTCCCGTGATCCCCTCGGTGAGCAGCCCGCGGAGCCATTCATCGAGTTTGTCGAGTATGCCGCCCATAAGCGATCACGCCCCGCGCTTAACCGAAAAGCCCGGCCAGCAGAGGTACAAGGGTCATGCCGATCAGGGCAACCCCGCCTCCGGCCATGAGCTGCTTCATTCCCTGCGACTTACTGGCAGGGTTGTCCTGGCCGTAACCTTCCAGAAGGTTTACCACGCCCCAGATACCGAGGCCTGCGCCCAGGGCGATCACAAGGGTCTGCAAAACGTCAACTGCGCTGTTGAAAAATTCCATAAATCATATCCTCCTAAAAATGTGTTTGAACTACTCTGTTACATCAATCTCGTACACATCGAAGCTGTCCGTGGGCTTTACCACGGCGCGCTGCTTCTTCATGTACCGTTCCATGTCAAAGACATTTTTAGGGTCGGCGTCGGCAGTGTACCGGTAATTCGGGTGCTTTGTCAGGTCGTACTTCTCCGATAGGAACGGGCGCACGCCACGCAGCATGAAGATACACTTCCCTCCGTCCATTACTGCCAATTCGTCCTGTGTCATCAGCTCCTTTCCCAATTTCTGATATGTAAGGCCGTGGGAAGTCTGGGCGCCCCGGTTTTCGGACTGGTTATAGGAGTCAATGGTCTCCTTTCCCAGAAGCTCGGATATTTCTTTGAGCGTGGACTTCTCCTTGCCTCCCAAAAACAAGGTGCTGTCGCAGTTACCCACAATGGTATCCGCCGCGTCCTTGTAGATGGTCTTTAACTGGCTCTGCGACTGCAAAATGATAGAAGCCGATATTTCACGGCTCCGGATGGTAGCGATCAGCTTGTCGAAGTTCGGTATCTGGCCGATGTTCGCGAACTCATCCAGGATGAGCCGCACATGGACGGGCAGCCGCCCGCCGTAGAAATCATCGGCCTTGTCGCAGAGCAGGTTGAATAATTGTGAATACATCAGGGCGGCCGCAAAGTTGAAGGTGCTGTCTGTATCGGAAATGATAACGAACAGCGCCGTTTTGCTGTCGCCCAGGGTGTCAAGCTCCAGTTCGTCCGTCTCCATCAGGTCCCGGAGCTCTTTTATGTCAAATGGAGCTAACCTGGCCCCGCAGGAAATCAGTATGGATTTTAAGGTTTTGCCCGCCGCCATCTTAAATTTGCGGTACTGCTTCACGGCGAAGTGGTCCGGCTCCTTTTCCTCCAGCTGCTGGAACAGGATATCCACCGGGCTCTGGTAGGTCTCATCGTCCTCCCTGGCTTCACTGGCGTTGATCAGGTCCAGGAGGGTGATGAAGTTGCGTTCTTCCTCCGGCGCCTCGTACCAGATGTAGCCGATCAGGGCCGAATAGTACAGCCGCTCGGCCTTGACCCAGAAATCTTCGGAGGATTTTTCCCCTTCCCCCTTTGTGTTCAGGATCAGTGCGTTTACCAGCTTTAGGATATCCTTCTCGGAACGGATGTACGCCAGGGGGTTGTATCTCATGGACTTTTTGAAGTTAATGAGATTGAGGCACTTGATCCGGTATTTCTTACGCTCCAGGAAGGAGCCGACCTCCGGCAGGAGGGTGCCCTTCGGATCGGTGCAGACATAGGAGGAATGTGCCTGGAGCAGGGAAGGCTTGCAGAAGAACCTCGTTTTTCCGCTCCCTGAGCCGCCGATGACTAAGATGTTTTTATTCCTGGCGTACTTCGGCTGCTTCGGGCGGCTCGACATGGTGATCCGCTCCGTCTGCGTCATGGGGATGTTGTTGAAAAAATCCTTATCCACGAAAGGGGCGATATCGGCTGCCGTTCCCCACCGGGCGCTGCCGTATTCCATGCCGTGGCGGTATTTTTTCGCGTTCTTCCCTTTCAGGTAGACCGCCAGCCGGAGGATCAGCGCCCCGGCAATGCCGATCAGCAGGTCCGCCGGCTCCAGGCTCGGCGCCGGGGAGGCGAAAGCCATGGAAAATCCGTCCCGGATGGAGAGCAGCTTTGCGGAAAGGTCCGCGCCGGGGGCAAGCCGGAATGCCTGGGCCAGTTTGTCGAAAGGATAGGCGAACAGGAGATAGGGGAGGTTCGTCAGGATCAGTTTTTTCATGTTCATCGCTGCACGCTCCGATCCCTGGTTTTGACCTTCTCCCGGTCCAGCGTCCGGTGCTCCGGTTTCCGCTCCGCCTGTTCCTTCGCCTGCTCCAGCCGGTCCCGGATGGCGGGCTTTTCCTCCCGGCCCATCCTGCGGCCGGCAAACTCCTGGAAGGCCGCCGTGATGGCGTCCGCGTCCCGGCTCTTGAAAAAGACCAGGTAGCGGGGCTGTTCGGCGGCGGTGTCCTTCTTCAGGGCAAAATCCACATGGTATTTCTTCGCCACATGGGTAAAGGCCTTGATGTTCTTGTCGCTGATCTCGATATTGGCAAGCCCGGCGTTCTGGGAGGCCAGCTGTCTGAGGGTCTGCTTGCCCCGGTATATCTTCGGCTGCCTGCTTTTCTGGATTTCCTCCAAGAACTTCTTCACCGCCTTTTCAAACACCTGCTCGCTCATTTTGGCCCCGTTGACGATCAGCGTCACGGTCCTGCCTGTTACTTCTTCCTGCATTTAACCCCTCCCTCGCTTTCCGTCCCCGTACATGTCATGCTGTACCAGGGAGGAATAATAATTGCTGATGGTGGACGGAGCGTTATACAGGGCCGCCAGCAGATACTTCTTGATGTTGCGGACATAAGTGGTGTTGTCCCGCATACAGTCCATGACATACCGTACATGGGAACTGTCCAGCTTCATAAAGCGGGATTTGACCACCTCCGCCGGGTAATCGTCCCCGGCAATGCGGATCGTCTTTCGCGCGGAGCATACCGTGTCCACGATCAGCTCCGCAATCTCGTCCAGCTGCTCCCGGTCGATGTGGTCATCCTGGACCAGATACTCATACTCGATGTTGTCCAGGATAATTTCACGATAGACCTCTCTGGCTCCCATCCCATCCGTTCCCATCCCTGTCCCTGCCGGGGGCTGCCCTATAAGGGGCTGGGGATTTGATTGGATAGGATTTGATAACTCCGTACTTGATAAATCAGTTATTGATCCATAGTTACTTGATTCTTTAGTATTTAATTGTGCGGGGTTTCCCTGTTCAGGTTTTCCCTGGACAGGGTTATCCAAGACTGGATTTGCCTGAACTGGATTTTCCCGTCCAGGTTTTTCCCGTTCAGGTTCCGGCTGCCGGGGCTGCTCCAGGATGGTGTACTCGATCGCCCCCAGCTGCCCGTTGGCGTTCCGGACACGCTCCCGGATCACATAGCCCTGTTCCTCCAGCTCCCGCACCCCGGCGCAGATACTGTCCACGCCATCCTTGCAGATACGGGCAAGGCCCTTTGTGGTATAGTCCCATCCTTCCGGCAGGGAGAGCATGAGGGATAAAAGCCCTTTCGCTTTCAGGGACAGCGCCGTGTTCCGCAGATGGTGGTTTGACATGACCGTGTAATCACGGGTCTTTTCGATACGGAAAACCGCCATGCCGTTTACCTCCTTCCTCATGGATTGAAAAAGTGTTGATTTTCGTGGAAAATGCCCTCTGTAATCTGACGCCCTGTTCATCAGGGGAAAGAATATGGGCGGCTTTCATACCGCCGCCCACAGAAGGAAAAACAGAGGATTTTCCACCCCTTTTGATACATTTTTTAAGCCCTACGGCTCACGGTCGCGCCGGTCATAGAGCAGATCGCCCCCGCGCACCTTCGCATGGTTCCTGATCTTGATAAATCCCTTCTCCTGGTTTTCCAGGGCTTTTCCATAACCGGCTTCGGTCAGGAACAGACGCATTTTTTCTCCCTTCCACCCCATAGGGGACTCATGGGAGAGGACGTCAAAGACGATCATGTGCCGGGTGTCCGGGTCAAACCGTTCCAGGGCCATGATATCGTGTCCGGCCAGCTTCTGCGCCCCGGACTTCTGCCTGGCCTCCGCCAGCATTTCCCCGATGGTCTGGGGCTTTCCCGGCAGACGGTAATTTGCCTGGACCTCCCGGATCAAATCCATGCACTCCTTGTTTGACAGGGAGCGCAGCTTCGCCATGAGGCTTTCCGCCGTATCCCTGGTAGCCTGGTTCCTTGACAGGCGCCAGGTCATGTAAATTTCATTCAGGACAGCGTTCGGGTCTGTACTCTCGATCTGGTACGCCATCCTCATTTCCGCTTCGTTCAGCTTCATCTATCCGGCTCCTTTCCAAAAATGGGCACAAAAAAACGCCACAGGTTTTTAGCCTATGGCGTCAGCGTGGAGCAACAGAAAAGGGATACCATTGATGAAAACGGTATCCCTGCCCTGTAAACTTATTCAGTTTTAATTGCCGCATTGCCTGTTGCTGTCCACAAAGCCTTGATTTTACTGGTTTCTTGCTACCATCCTTATCAAAGCCTTGTATTATCGGGCTTACAGAACGCAAAACAGAGGAAGCAAGGAAAAGATACCTTACCCCTCAAAATCAACATTCAACTGCGTAACAAATCCACAGCAAAGGAGCCGATACACTATGGCAGTTTTCAGAGTAGAACGAAACAAAGGTTATACCGTAATGAGCAACCACCACTTACGCAACAAGGACTTGACCTTAAAGGCAAAGGGGCTGCTTTCGCAAATGCTCTCACTTCCCGAAGATTGGGACTATACCCTTGCGGGGCTTTCCCGTATCAACCGGGAGAAAATCGACGCTATCCGCGAAGCTGTCCGGGAACTTGAAAAAGCCGGATATATCCAGCGTTCAAGAGAACGCGACGAGAAAGGACGATTGCGTGGTGCCGATTATATCATCTATGAGCAGCCGCCTATCTTGGATTTACCTACATTGGAAAATCCAACATTGGAAAAACCAACACAGGAAAATCCTATGTTGGAAAACCCTACGTTGGAAAATCCAATGCAATTAAATAAAGAGATACAAAGAACTAACTTACCAAAAAAAGAAAAATCAAATACGGATTTATTAAATACCCATTCCATTCCTATCCTTTCCCCTAACCCCTTTCCTTTGGAGGACGACGCGGCAGGAGCCGACGGCAGCGCAAGCGCAGCCGAGGAACGGAAGCGAAAGGAAGCGAATGACGCATACAAAGTCTATGAGGAAATCATCAAGGACAATATCGAGTATGAACATTTCATCAAGCATACGGACATAGACAAAGACCGATTGGACGAGATTGTTTCTATCCTGCTTGAAACGGTATGCACAAGGAGAAAGACAATCCGTATCGCCGGGGACGACTACCCGGCAGAGCTTGTCAAGGCAAAGTTTATGAAGCTCAACAGCAGCCACATTGAGTTTGTCTTTGACTGTATGAAAGAGAATACAACGAAAATCCGCAACATCAAGCAGTACCTAAAAGCGGTGCTGTTCAATGCACCGAACACCATTGACAGCTATTACACCGCCCTTGTCAACCACGATATGTACGGCAGCAGCCGTTTACCCGACTATTCCTGTAACGAGGACGAAAGCCTGTAAAACCAAAAGGAGGACGATTTTATGAAACAGGGAGCTTTGATTTTTGACGAAACCGCTGACCGTTACGACATTCGCTTTGACCTTGCCGAGTATTACGGCGGGCTTGACTGCGGCGACTGTATGGAAGTATTCACAGGCGGCAAATGGAAGCCTGCCCGTATGGAGTACGGGGACAACTGGTATCTTGTGGGTATCCGAGCCGAGGACTTAAACGGCTTACTGGTGCGGATTTGACGGGCAGCATGAAAACGGCTGCCCTTTCTTTTTGCCCCGAAACGGGGCTTTCCCTTACATGACCGAGAAAGGAGGACGGTAAATGCAAGAGGAAGTCAACGAAAAAGTGATTGCCCTGTCTGTCAAGGGAACAAAACTGACCGCCGAACTGCTTCAAAAATCTATGAAATTCCTGCTCTCCCAAATCAAGAAGCAGACCACAAAAGCCATGCAGCCGCGCGGCAAGCAGACCTTAAAGCAACTAATGAAGCAGAACGCGGGCGTTTCCAATATCGAAATCACAGACGGGAATATCAAAGCCTTTGAGAGTACCGCGAAGAAATACGGGATAGACTTTGCCCTCAAAAAAGACACGACGGAGCAGCCGCCCCGGTATCTTGTGTTTTTCAAGGGGCGGGACGCAGATGTTTTGACCGCAGCTTTCAAGGAGTTTTCCCAAAAGAAGCTGAACACGCGGGAAAAACCCTCTATCCGGCAGACCATAACCGCCATGAAAGAAAAGGCGGCAGCAAAGAACGCCGAGCGCAGCAAGCTGAAAAACAAGGAAAGGGGGATTGATTTATGAAGCCGGAAATCAAAAAGCTGCTTATCCTAAACGCCCCGTATCTCCTGTTCGTCTATCTCTTTGATAAAATCGGACAGGCGGTGCGCCTTTCTCCGGGACTGGATATGTCGGAAAAGGTGCTGCATCTTGGGAACGGCTTTACAGCCGCCTTTCAAAGTGCCATGCCGAGCTTTGTCCCGTTGGATTTACTGGTAGGCATTGCGGGCGCAGCGGTTATCCGTCTGCTTGTGTATGTGAAAGGCAAGAACGCGAAGAAATACCGCAAAGGCATGGAATACGGTTCTGCCCGTTGGGGCGGCGCACAGGATATAAAGCCCTATGTTGACCCCGTATTTCAGAACAACATCATTCTGACGCAGACCGAACGGCTGATGATGAGCAACCGCCCGAAACAGCCCAAATATGCAAGGAACAAAAACGTCCTTGTTATCGGCGGTTCCGGCAGCGGCAAGACAAGGTTTTTCGTCAAACCAAACCTTATGCAAATGCACTCAAGCTACGTTGTTACCGACCCCAACGGTTATACTATAAGCAGATAGACAAAGGGTGTGTTTCACAAGCACGACCGATGTTTATCTGCTTAATTACATAAAGAAGGGAGGTAAAACCGTGGCGAAGAAAGAAGAAATCAAAATTACAGCTCTATATGAGCGTTTATCCAGAGATGATGAACAGGCTGGAGAATCGAACTCCATCCAGAACCAAAAGAAATATCTTGAAGAATATGCCCGTCAGCATGGGCTGAGAAATATCCGGCACTTCTATGATGACGGCTATTCCGGCACGAATTTTAATCGTCCCGGTTTTGCCGCTCTGCTGGAAGAAGTCGAAGCCGGACGAGTGGAGACCCTTGTGGTAAAGGATCTCAGTCGTTTTGGTAGAAACTATCTGCAAGTTGGCTACTACACAGAAATTCTTTTCCCGAAAAAGGGCGTTCGGTTCATAGCCATCAACAACAATGTGGACAGTGCTACCCCGCAGGACAATGATTTCACGCCGTTCTTGAACATCATGAACGAGTGGTACGCCAAGGACACCAGCAACAAAATCAAGGCAATCTTCAAGTCCAGAATGAAAGACGGAATGCGATGCAGCGGCTCTATTCCTTATGGCTACAAGCGAAAGCCTGACGATAAGCAGACCCTCATCGTGGACGAGTCAGCCGCAGAGGTTGTCAGAAAAATCTTCCGTCTGGTTTGTCAGGGCAACAGCACCACCGCCATTGCAGAAATGCTGACGGCAGAGAAGGTGCTGATTCCCTCCGCTTATGCAGCCTTAAATCAGCCGAAGAATTGCAGACACAAGAATGTGGCAGACCCCTACCGATGGAGTGCAACCACCGTTGGCTACATCCTTGATCGGCAGGAATATCTCGGTCATACTGTGTTGGGCAAATCCATCTGCGAGAACTTCAAGACCAAGCAGCGCAGAGCCGCAACGCCGGACGAACTGATGATTTTCCCAGATACGCATGAAGCCATCATCGACCAAGACACATGGGATATTGCCAGAAAGATACGCTCGAAGAAAAAGCCGAGAGTGGCGAACGGCACCTACTCCCACCGCTTGTCCGGCTTGGTGTACTGTGCGGATTGTGGTTCCCGAATGGGATTTATCAGCCCCGAAGCAAATCATAGCGAAACGCACTATGATTCAGATTCCGCTTTTCAATGCGGCAATTATCGGAGCAAGAGCGGAGAATGTGTTTCTCACTATGTAAAAACATCGGTTCTGGAAGCAGCAATCTTACAGGCAATTCAGGCAGTAAGCAAATATGTCCTTGAAAACGAGGACGAGTTTATTCAGCAGCTCAAAGTCGTTTGGAATGAGCATCAGACCAGAACAGCAAACAACGGCTATCAGGAACTTGCCGAAGCAAAGAAGCGAATGGCTGAACTGGACGAGAAAATCAACAAGCTCTATGAGAGTACCATGAGCGGCTTGCTACCGGAGCGACAGGCACAGCGCATGATTCAGCAGTACGATGAAGAACAGATTTTGCTGGAAAAGCGTGTTGCAGAGCTGGAAAATCTGGTTCAGCAGGACGAAATCAAGCAGGTGGACGCATCCCGTTTTATCGCTCTGGTCAAGAAATACCGGGACTGCGAGGAATTGACCGACACTATGCTCTATGCATTCATTGACAGGATTGAGGTTCACGAAGCCACAGGCGGTCGAACCATTTACCGCCAGCAGAACATTGATATTCATTTCAATTTCATCGGTAACTACTACCCGCCTGTTGAAGCTGTTTCCGAGGAAGAACGCATTGCCGCCATCGAAGCCGAACAGCTGCGAAAGAAGCAGGAAAAGGGCAAACGCTCGGAAGAACGCAGAAAGCAAAAGCTGTATGCTATGCGAGAAGCTGCGGAAGCCGGAGACCCGGTCGCTATCGCACAGTATGAAGAACATCTGGCATATCAGCGTGAACGAAATCAGAAGCACCGCCAGAAGCTAAAGGAAGCCAGAGAAGCCAGCCCGGAATATATCAGTCAGTTAGAGGAAAAAGAGCGCATCAAGCGTGAAAAGATGCTCGAAACTGAGCGTAAGCGAGTGGAGCGAGCCAAAAAGAAAAACAAACAGACACGGGCTGAGCTGAAAGAAAAGGCAAAGACAGACCCCGAAGCAGCCAAGCAGCTGGAAGCAATGAGAGCCAAGGAAGCCGAAGCCAGACAGCGCAAAAAGGAGCGTGAGGAAGCGAGGATGGCAGCTGATCCAGAGTACGCCGCCATGATGGAAGCCCGAAAAAAGGAGTATATCCGCACAAGGACTGCCAAGCGCAAAGCTGAACACGAAGCCCTTGTGGAGCTTGCCAAGACCGATGAAGAAGCCGCAAGGAAGCTGGCTGAGAAGCGGAAATATCAGAGCGAAGCCACCGTTAAGTGCTATCAGAAATTGAAAGCCGATGCGGAAGCCGGAGACCCAGAAGCCATGAAACGATACGAAGCCCACCTTGCCAAGCGCAGAGAGGACTACCACAAAAAGAAAGCAGAAAAGGAGGATATTCCAGCATGAACGAGTTATGGATAGTCAGATTTGTCCGCAAGGACGGCAAGCCGGACGAGGAATATTACTATCGTTCTCTTGCCGAAGCAGAGCATCACAAGAACCTGTTTCTGAACGATGATTCCGGGCTGTATGAGCGCATTGAAATCATCAGCGACAAGCATTAAGGAGGACATTATGGAACTGAGATTCATCAAGAGCGGAGATTACTACATCCCCGACATTCAACTGCAAAACCCGAATATCCGTCTTGGAAAGTGGGGGCTGATGCGAAAGTCGTATCTGCGGATAGCACAGCCGTTTCTCTTTTCGGAGATGGTACTGAGCGAAACGCTATATTCCCATTGTGCGGAAATTGAAGCCGCCGCCAAGAGCCGCATGAACATCATCCTTCCCCAGCTGATGAAGCACTACGGCGTAACCGAACAGCTCAAAGCAGCAGATCAGCTTGAATGGGTTCGTCAGATGAACGCTTGTGTGGCACAGGCAGAGGAAGTCATTAAGGACGAGCTGATTTACAGCTAAGCAAGGAGAAAACCATGGGACTGATAAAGCTAATCATTAAGTTGCTGGTGCTGCCGCTGATTGTGGCAGTCACCTTGATACAATGGGTCGGTATCTTCTTCACGCAGTTTTCGACCGTTATCTTCAATCTGCTTGCCGGGCTGATGTTCCTGATAACGATTGCCGGATGGATGTTCGGCATCAGCGCAGGAGCAGAAACGCTCCAACTGCTGGCAGTTGCCTTTGTGGTCTTTATCATCCCTCACATTGCGGAATGGCTGATTATTAGAATCGCCGTTATTAACTACGGACTGCGTGATTTTATCAAGTCCTGACCCAACAATTTTATATCGTCAGCAAAGCGACAGGTATTTCCTTGTGAAGTCCCTGCCGCTTTTATTTTATCAAATCAAAGGAGAACAAAACTATGACAATGAACCAGAAGAAAGCACTGTACGCCTTTGGCAGCCCTGACCGTGAAGCAACGGTCGACCGTTTCTGTACGCTGGCAGAGCTTGCCCCCGATCCTGCCGTAAAGCGATTCTTCCTTGCAATCGCAAGAGAAATGAACACCCCGACCTCCGACCGTTGGTATCGCTGTATGTTCTTCAATCTCCGCTTAGAGATGGAAGCATATCTGCGTTACGAAAAGGCTTTTGAGCGCATCGTGAGCGGCTGTCCGGCAGAAGATTGCGAGGACGGCATGGAATACAACGAGGAATGGGAGGATGAAGGATATGACCCTGACGAAGTATGAGAAAGAGACCATTATCCTGTTCAACGAGGGTGAGGACACCGCCCACATCCAGACCTACAATGCCGGACTGCGGAAGCGGCTGGCGGCGTTCAGTAAGAAGCACCCCGACCTTTGCCGCTTGGAAAAACCCTTCGCCCAGGGCGGCGTGATCTATGTGCTGGACAAATCCAGACTGTCTATCCGGCTGCAAGCACCGTACAGTGAGGAACGCAGACGGAAAGCGAGCGAGAGCGCAAAGCAAACCGGGTTCAAGAGCCGGACGGAATAATGTAACAGTTAGGGGCGATATGCGGTCAAAATGTCGAGCTTACATCCGATGCTTTGACCGCAGCTACATAGGAGAATACAAACCTATTGAACCACCTTTTATATTTTCAAAAGCAATGATAATTGACCGAAAAATAGAATCATTTTCGTATTCGATGGTTTGATTTTTTCACTTATGCGTGATATAATGGTTCGAATGAAAGGAGGGATAGGTATGGCTGTAACTTACAAAAAACTGTTCCATTTGATGATTGATGAAGGCATTAGCAATGCGGAGCTCATGGAAAGAGCAGGCTTTAGTGCGAATATTATAACCAAGTTAAAGAGAGACCATTATCTATCACTTGATACAATCGAGAAAATATGTCAAGCGTTGAACTGCGGCGTCGATGATATTTTAGAATTTTTGCCTGATGCGAAGGAGGAATAACTATGCCTACAAGATATAACAGAACACTTACTGAATTAGAAGCTAATGCCTGTAAATGGTGGCCCGAGAACTTAGTTATGCTTGAAGCAGAATCAAGTATTATTCCCACATTAGTTCGTACACAAGATCAATTCATCTCGATACTAACACTGTCTGATTATAACAATCCAGAAAGTGTTTTTGATGTTATGGCCGCTGCTCATTTTGCGGCAAATCTGTTTTTGAAGCACTTGATGGTGCTTACCGATTTTGGCAGCGAACCCCTTCAGAGAATTAACCGAGATTTTTCCAACTATTTCCCGGACAACAAGCTTCGCTATGCTTTAAATGGAAATGAAATTGAATATGAGTTTACTGCCCTTCCAACCAAAGGAGCATTGACTAATAAAAAAATGCACACAGATGTGGCATCTATCCTAAGTGCAGAGTCACTTAACAGTTTTTATAAGGACATTATTACATTGCTTCTTTTCGGAAGTAATGCTGTTAACGATTATATTTCAGATATTTTTTCAAAATGCATCGTTGGGAATTTGATGGGCAAAGCAGATGAACTCAAAGAATTCATCAGGCAAAGATATATCTTTGTAAGTAGAATAACTGGAGGCGCACAAGCTAATGGTTTAGGTAATGCAGCTCAAGTATATGCAGAATCTTACCTTCAAAGAAAATTAGGGGCTGACTATGTTGTAAAGAGCAATGGTCATATACCCGGCATAACTCAAAATGACAGAACGGAAACAACATTTGATTTGTCCGTTAAGCATAATGACAAATATGTAGGTATAGAGATTAGCTTTCAAGTAACTACAAATTCAACCATAGAAAGAAAAGCAGGGCAAGCACAAGCACGCTACAAGGCGGTGGAGGAGTCTGGAAACTATATTGCCTACATTATTGATGGAGCTGGAAACTTCCAAAGAGAGTCTGCACTGACTTCGATATGCCAATATAGTCATTGTACAGTGGCCTATACGGATGCCGAATTTGATGTTCTTATAGAATTTATCAGGGAGAAGATTGGATGATTAAATTTATTGATTTATTTGCTGGAGTAGGAGGTATTAGAATCGGTGCAACACAAGCACTTTCAAAGCATGGTATTGGTTCGAAATGCGTTCTTTCCAGTGAAATAGATGCAAAAGCGTGTCAGACCTATGAATTGAATTTTCACGAATATCCGAGCGGTGATATTCATGAAATAACAGAGATCGAACCGTTTGATTTTTTGTTAGGTGGTTTTCCATGTCAACCATTCTCTTATGCTGGAAAGCGTAAAGGTTTTGGCGATACACGAGGAACATTGTTCTTTGAAATTGAACGAATCTTAGGGGCATATCAGCCTAAAGCATTCTTGCTGGAAAATGTAAGAGGTTTGTATACTCATGATGGAGGACGAACATTTGACACAATTATGACCAAGCTGCATGAATTGGGGTATGGGACATACGATTTGTTGCTCAATAGTTCAAATTTTGGGGTTCCGCAAAATAGAGTTCGATTGTATATTCTCGGAATAAAAGGTGCTGTACCTAAAATGTCACTAACTACAAATTTGGGAGCAGCTGATTCTCATTCATATAAAAAAGACTTTGAGCAAATGAATATGTTCTCTCCATATCATTCTGAAAAAAACACAGTCGGAAATGTACTTGAGAACGATGTGCCAGAAAAATATTATTGCTCCACAGAATTTGAGGAACAGTTGCATTCGGTTATAGGGGATGACTTATCTAAGCTCCATGGATACAGATTGATTGATTATCGTGGAGGACAATCACTCCATTCGTGGGAGCTTGGAAAAAAAGGAAAATGTTCTTCTGCTGAGATTAAATTTATGAATTTGTTGATTCAAAATAGAAGGAAGCCTATATTTGGAACCCAGCAAGACGGAAAGAAGTTAACTCTTGAACAAATTCAGACTTTTTATACAGATGATGATATTATTGAAGTAATAACATCACTCAAGGCAAAGGGATACTTGAAGGAAGAAGATGGCAAATATAATCCAGTTTGTGGTAATATGTCCTTTGAGGTTTTTAAGTTCTTAGACCCGGACAGTATTTCAATTACACTAACATCTTCTGATTCAAACCGGTTAGGTGTAATACAGAATAATCGTCCACGCAGAATTACACCGAGAGAGTGTGCACGATTGCAAGGCTTCCCAGATTCATTTGTTGTGAACCCCACAGACACATTCGCTTATAAACAATTTGGAAATTCTGTTTCCGTACCTGTTATTGAGGCGGTAGTAAGCGATTTTATCGAGCAAAATAGAGATACTCTTGGGTGGGAGTGATAAAAATTAAATAACGACCAAGCCAAAGGCGATCAACCGTAAAAAGTTGGTCGCTTTTGTTTTGCCCATTATCAGAAAGGAGAAGTTGCCCATGAGCGAAGAATTGGAAAAGCTGAGACACAAACAGTATGTTGCGGAGCGCAAGCTGACCGCAGCCAAGCACAAGGAGAAGCGATTGCAGAGCGAGCTGAAACGGCTGACCAGAAGCGAGAGAACCCATCGGCTTTGCACTCGTGCCGGAATGTTGGAGACCTTTTTGAAAGAGCCGACTGTCCTGACCGATGAGGATGTGATGGAGCTGCTGACCTTCATCTTCCAGAGCGAAGCGGTTCAAAAGAAGCTGAATCGGCTGATTGAGAGCCGGAGAGAAACGCAGGAAGCGGACGAGGGTGAAAACCCTTGACGGAGACAAGGGCGCAATTATACACCACCTAAAGATGGTGATTGCGTTCTGCCGAAAGCCCATTGCATGGAGCTTGATGATTTCCGCAAAAGTCCCTTGCTTCAATCATCCAGAGGAAGCTACACTTCCCCTGCGCTGGCTTTGCCAGCTACCCCTTTGTGGACTTGCCGCCGAGGAACGATTGCAAGCAATCATTCCCCGACAACAAGTGAATATCCCTCGCCCGACCGTGCTGAAAAGTATCGGTCTTTTTTTGTACCATCGAAAGGAGGTTCAACCAAAGATGCCCGTACCACATTTGGAAATCCGCATCGTCCAGCGAAGCAAGGGTAGCTCTGCTGTTGCCGGAGCTGCCTACCAAGCCGGAGAAAAGCTGTTTTCCGAGTACGACCAGAAGATGAAAAACTACCTTTACAAGAAAGAGGTGGTTTACACAGAGGTCATGTTGCCCACCAATGCCCCACCCGGATATGCTGACCGAGCAACACTTTGGAACGCAGCTGAGGAAGTAGAGAAGCAATGGAATTCCCAGCTTGCAAGGCGATTTGTGGTTGCCTTACCAAGAGAAGCGCCGACCGAAATGTATCCGCAGATGATGCAAGAATACTGCCGAGAGCATTTTGTGTCCAAGGGAATGTGCTGTGATTTTGCAATCCATGACCCAGATCCTCCCGGACACAATCCCCATTGCCATATCATGCTGACCATGAGAGACATTGATGAAAACGGAAAGTGGCTGCCCAAGAGCCGCAAGGTTTATGACCTTGACGAGAACGGAGAGCGTATCAGACTTCCCTCCGGCAACTGGAAAAGCCACAAGGAGGATACCGTTGATTGGAACGAGCAGTACCATGCCGAGGAATGGAGACACGGCTGGGAGCTTGTTCAGAACAAGTATCTGGAACTTGCCGGAAGTCCTGAGCGAGTGAATATGCGCTCTTATGAACGGCAGGGATTGGATAAGATTCCGACCGTCCACATGGGAGCCGCCGTTTGCGCTCTGGAACGCAAGGGCATTGAAACCAACATCGGCAATCTCAACCGGGATATTAAGGCGGCTAACCGCATGATGAATGCCATCCGCAGCACCATCCAAAATCTGCGGAACTGGATTGCAGACATTGTGGAAGCAACCAAGGAAGCCTTTGCAGAAACGGAAGCACAAGCAAAGAACACTTCCCCCGATCTGGTCATTCTGCTGCGTGATTATCTGAACTTACGCAAGGCAGAACGCAGCGACTGGTCAAGATACGGTCAGCAGAAAGGCACGACCGATGACTTGAAGGCGGTCTCCAAAGCAATGATCTATCTGAAAGAGCATGAGCTTTTCACGCTGGAAGATTTGGATGTAGCCCTGCAAGGAATGAGCGAGAAGTCCAAGGGCATCAACGCCGCTATGAAGAAAGCATCTGCCCGCATGAAGGTCATTACCGGCATTCAGAACGCCGTGGCAGACTGCCAGACCCACAAAGCGGTTCATGACAAGTATCTGAAAATCGGCTGGAAAGCACGACAGGCAGCGTTTGCAGAAAGCCACAAGGACGAGCTGGACAGCTTCAACAAAGCGTTCCGCTATCTCAAAAAGCAGGGCGTGGATTTGAATGTCAATCTGGATTCCCTGCAAGCGGAATATGACAAGTTGAAAGCGACACACACCGAGCTTGCTGGACAGCTTGCCACCGCCAAGGAGGACTTGCAGCCGATGAAAGATATTCGCTATTGGGTCAGCAAAGTCCTCATGCCGGAGCAGTCCGAGGTCGAGAAGAAGCCCGAACCGAAGCGCTCCGTCACGGAAAAGATAAAGTTTCTGCAAGAGCAGAGTAGCAATCAGCAGGAGCAGAAAACCCCGCAACAGAAAAAACAGAATATGGAACTGTAAGGCACTTGCCGTTTTCATTGTGAAAATGTCAGGTGTCTTTTTTGTTCCCCGAAAGGAAGATGCAATGAATGTATTTGAAGCGGTCAAGCAGAACTTGACCACCCGACAGGCGGCAGAGATGTACGGCATTCCGGTCAGCCGTCATGGCATGGCAGTCTGCCCGTTTCACAATGACAAGAATCCCAGCATGAAGGTGGACAAGCGTTTTCATTGTTTCGCTTGCCAAGCGGACGGAGATGCAGTTGATTTTGTTTCCCGTCTGTTCGGACTGCCCAGCAAAGCTGCCGCTATGAAGCTGGCTGACGATTTCGGTATCAGCTACGACAACAGACAGAAGCACAGAATCAAGCCCCATATCCGAGAGCCTACCCCGGAACAGAGATACCGCCAGGAAGAAAGCAGATGCTACAGGGTGCTGTCCGATTACTTCCATCATCTCAGGACATGGAAGCAGCAATACGCACCAAAGCAGCCGGAGGACGAATGGCATCCTCTGTTCGTGGAAGCTCTGCAAAGAGAAAGCCATATCGAATATCTGCTGGATGTTCTTCTGTATGGCACAGCAGAGGAAAAGAAGGCTCTGGTTGCCGAGCAAAGAAAAGAGGTGATGAATCTTGAGCAACGATTTGCAGAACACCCAGACGAGCATGACCGTAGAAGCAGTCAGAGGAAGTCTGGACTCGACCGATAACGGAACGGTCAAAAACAGCATACGAAACTGTCTGACCGTATTTCAGAATGACCCGAAGCTGGAAGGAGCGATCCGCTACAACATCCTGACGGAACGCATTGATATTGTGAAGCCGCTCTGGTGGAGCAAGCCGACAACGACCTTGAACGATACGGACTTGAATTATCTGATGCTCTATCTGGAAGATCAGTACACACTGACCAGCGAAAAGAAAATCCAGAAGGCAATCTCCATTGTCGCTGACTGCAACAAGTACCACCCCATCCGTGACTATTTGAACGGTCTGGAATGGGACGACACCGAGCGCATCCGCTGCGCCCTGCCCCATTTTCTTGGAGCTGAGGAAAGCGAGTTCACCTATGAATGTCTGCGGCTGTTCATGTTGGGCGCAATCAGCCGGGTGTTCAAGCCGGGAAGCAAGTTTGAAACCATGCTCTGTCTGGTCGGAGGACAAGGCGCAGGAAAGTCCACATTCTTCCGGCTGCTGGCAATCAAAGACGAGTGGTTTTCCGATGACCTGAAACGAATTGACGATGACAATGTTTACCGCAAGATTCAGGGACATTGGATTATCGAAATGTCCGAGATGATTGCCACAGCCAATGCCAAAAGCATTGAGGACATCAAATCCTTTATCAGCAGGGCGAAAGAAACCTATAAAGTGCCGTATGAAACCCATCCGGCAGACCGATTGCGGCAATGCGTGTTCGGCGGCAGCTCCAATACGATGGACTTTCTGCCCCTCGACCGAAGCGGCAACCGAAGGTTCCTGCCCATCATGGTACACCCGGAAAGAGCTGAGGTTCATATTCTGGAAGATGAAGCTGCATCGAGGGCGTATATCGACCTGATGTGGGCAGAAGCAATGACCATCTATCGGAGCGGTTCTTTTCGCCTTACTCTCTCAAAGCAAATGAACAAGGAGCTGCGGGAGCTGCAAAAGCAGTTCATGCCGGAGGACACCAAGGCAGGGCTGATTCAGTCTTTCCTTGACAATTACAGCGGCACACAGGTCTGCTCCAAGCTGATCTATGCAGAAGCTCTGAACCATTCCTTTGACGAGCCGAAGCAATGGGAAATCCGGGAAATCAATGAAATCATGAACAGCAGCATTGAGGGCTGGACAGTGTTTTCCAATCCCCGAATCTTTGCCAAGTACGGCAGACAACGAGGTTGGGAACGAGCCGATTCCGGCAACGAGCTATCGGCAACCGGCTCTGATTTGCCGGACGGTTTTCGTGAGCTGACGGAGGAAGAAGCCCAACAGATAGAAATTCCATTCTAAAAAATTGACCCCGTTGCAGGGCTGGTTGCTATCCCGTTGCCGACCCCGTTGCCGGGCTATTTCCTTAAATCTCTTTTATTTACAAGGGTTTTAAGAAGCCTGACAACGAAAGCAACGGAGAAATCAAAGAAAAATGCAAAAACGGTATAAGAGCCAGATAGGACTATGTTCGAGGTTTTTTGAAGCCCGTTGCCGGACTTCGTTGCCGACACACACCCTGTCTGGCTTTTTCCGTTTCAAGGAGGTATCGCATGGCACAGAACAACAAAGCAGTCCAAACACCCAAAGCAAATCCGGCAGGCTCGTTCAGCATGAGAATGGGCAGCACCACCTATATCATCGGCGTTCATTTCAGCGCAGAGAGCAAGGACACCTTGGAGGACAAGATGAAGCGGCTGATGCGTGATGATGTGAAAGCAGATAATTTCTAAGGCGAAAATTGTATGCAACACTTCTGTTTTCTATCTTGACAGGAACGAGCCGAAAGGCACCGTCCTTGTGGAGTGCGGCAGGCTCTTAAAGCGCGGCGGGTACAGGATAAAGGTTTTGAATACGATTAACTTCAAAAAAAGCATGAAATATAACCCGTTCGCCTATATCCGCAGCGAAAAGGATATTTTGAAACTGGTAAATACCATTATCGCCAACACCAAAGGCGACGGGGAAAAATCCGGGGAGGATTTTTGGGTGAAAGCGGAACGGCTCTTTTACTGCGCCCTTATCGGCTACATCTGGTATGAAGCCCCGGAGGAAGAAAAGAACTTCACAACGCTTCTTGAAATGATTAACGCAAGCGAAGCCCGCGAGGACGACGAGGAATTTCAATCCCCCGTTGACCTCATGTTTGAACGCTTGGAAGAAAAAGACCCGGAACACTTTGCCGTTAAGCAGTACAAGAAATACAAACTTGCGGCGGGAGATGTATGCTCTAAGTGACTTCTTAATCATGGTTTTTGTCATGGTTAGTGAAGCAGTCACTTAGAGTATTTTCATTTCAGGAGGTACAGCCATGAGAAACGAGAAAATCACCCCACTGTATGAGCGTTTGAGCCGCGATGATGAGTTACAGGGCGAAAGCAACTCCATATCGAACCAGAAAAAGATGTTAGAGGAGTTTGCCCGCCGGAACGGGCTGCCAAACCCCACCCACTTCACCGATGACGGCGTATCGGGAACCCGTTTTGACCGTCCCGGCTTTCTGGCGATGATGGAGGAAGTCGAGGCCGGACGGGTGGAGGCCATTGTTATCAAAGACATGAGCCGCCTGGGGCGTGACTATCTGAAAGTCGGTCAGGTCATGGAGATTTTGCGGCAGCGCGGTGTCCGGCTGATCGCTATCAATGACGGTGTAGACAGTCTGAAAGGCGATGATGATTTTACCCCGTTCCGCAACATCATGAACGAGTTTTACGCCCGCGATACCAGCCGGAAAATCCGCTCCGTGTTCAAGTCCAAGGGCATGAGCGGCAAGCACCTGACCGGCACCGTCATTTACGGCTATTTGTGGGACGAAAAACGGGAACACTGGCTTGTGGACGAAGAAGCCGCCGAAGTGGTACGCCGTATCTTTTCCCTGACGATGGAGGGCTATGGCCCCTATCAAATCTCGAAGCTGCTGTCCGAGGCAAAGATTGAAATCCCCGCTGTCCACCTGGCGCGCTTTCACGAGGGCGTAAACAGGTCAAAGCCGGTCAAAGACCCCTACGGCTGGGGATCGTCCACCATCGTGAACATCCTGAAAAAGCGGGAATATCTGGGCCACACCATCAATTTTAAGACCCGCAAGCACTTCAAGGACAAGAAAAGCCACTATGTTGACGAAAGCGAGTGGACGATTTTCGAGAATACCCATGAGGCCATCATCGGCCAGGAAACCTTTGACAATGTGCAGCGCATCCGGGCAAATGTCAGGCGCTACCCGGACGGCTGGGGCGAGGCCCATCCTCTGACCGGCCTGATGTACTGTGCCGACTGCGGCGGCAAGATGTATGTCCATCGCGTCAATAACGGCAAGCGTGACCCTCAGTTTACTTGCAGCCAGTACAGCAAGTACCCTATCGGCTCCCTTTGCCCAACACAGCATCGCATCCGGGCCGAAGCCGTCCTGACCCTGATAACCGATATGCTCCGGGCCATCGCGGAGTATTCCAGGAATGACCGGGCCGAGTTTATCCGCACTGTCCAGGAAACGCAGGCCGCCCAGCAGACCGCCGATATATCCAAGAAGCGGAAACGGCTGGCCGCCGCCCAAAAGCGGGCCGGGGAACTGGAAAAGCTGATCTGCAAAATCTATGAGGACAACGCCCTGGGTAAGCTGCCGGACGCCCGGTATGAGGCTCTGGACGCACAGTACGCCAAAGAGCAGGACGCTCTCCATGCGGAAATCGCGGAACTGGAAAAGGCTGTTACCGGCTATGAGCAGGGCCGGAAATCTGCGAAGAAGTTTATCGCCCTGATTGATAAGTACGAGAATTTCGACACGCTGGCCAATACCATGCTCAACGAGTTTGTAGAAAAAATCCTTGTCCATGAGCGCGCCCGCAAAGGCAGCCAGGACACTACGCAGGAGGTTGAAATCTACTTCAACTTTGTGGGCCGGTATATCCCGCCCGCCTTGCAGCCGGTTCCCCTGACCCCGGAGGAACAGGAAGAACTGCGGAAGAAGGAGGAACGCAAGGACAGGCTTCACCAGAACTACTTACGCCGCAAGGCAAACGGCAAGCAGAGGGAATGGGAAGAACGCTACAACGCCAAGCGCAAGGCCCAGGTGGAGGCGGCAAAGGCCGCGATCCGGGCCGAGGACATGGAAAAGGGCGTTTTTATCCCCGTCAGCCAGTTACCCAGGCAGGAGCCGCGCAAGGCCACCTTACCGGCCAGCGCCGCAGTTTAACCATCACAGTGCAAAGGAGGACGAACATGAACAAATTGACTTACACCCGCTGCGGGGATTACTACATCCCCGACCTGAAACTTTCCGAGCAGCCGGAGGCCCCCATCGGCAAGTATGGCCGTATGCGGCAACGCTACCTGAAGGAACACCGGCCCGGTCTTTACAGCAGCCTGATTTTGAGCGAAAAGCTGTACCCGCACCTGTTGGAGATTGACCGGGCGGCGCGTGAACGGATGGACGCCATGTTGCCCCGGATGATGGAGGCGGCGGGCGTCACCGAGGAACTGAAAGGCCGTGACCCCATGCGCTGGGTGGGGCTGATGAACACGCTGAAAGCACAGGCGGAGGAAATGATTTGTCAAGAGTTTATTTATATTTAG